GTTTCATTTCAAGAAATATTACAACTGACTATATCCAAATAATTTAAAAGAGTGTTTTCTCACTTTTATGGTATAGTATTACGTGAGTTCGGGATAAGAAAGTATCTTTAAAAGTTGGTAATCACCGAATTATTTTGTATATTTAAGTCTGACAAACAATTAATTACAAATTAACAACAATGATTACCAAGGATAAAGTTACGGAAATTTTCTGTATTATTGATGAGTTTGATAAGAATTTTGAGTCTGAATTGAAGAAAAATCTTCTTCCGGTCACTGATGGAAAGCAACATCGTAATCGAAAAGCTTCGCTATCGGATAGTGAAATAATGACTATTCTTCTCCTTTTCCATTTCGGGACTTATCGTAATTTCAAGCACTATTACATCTATTATATTCGTGAACACATGAAACGTGATTTCCCTAATGCGGTTTCATATAACAGATTTATAGAACTGGAACAACGCGTATTTTTTAAGCTAGTTTTCTTCCTCAAACTTTTTGCGTTCGGAAGATGTACGGGTATAAGTTTTGCTGATAGCACCATGATACCGGTATGTCACAACCTAAGACGTTATGCCAACAAAGTTTTTAAAGGAGTGGCAACCGATGGCAAAGGAACGATGGGATGGTGTCACGGATTCAAGCTTCATCTGTTGTGTAATGACAGAGGAGAAATCATAACATTTTGTCTTACAGGAGCGAATGTTGACGATAGGAATCCGAAAGTATGGAAAGTACTGGCCAAAGATTTGTATGGAAAGGCCTTTGCAGACAGAGGCTACATCTCTCCCAAACTATTTGATTCCTTATTTGACGACGACATTCAGCTGGTACATGGAATTAAGACGAATATGAAGAACAGGCTTATGTCCTTTTATGACAAGATGATGCTCAGAAAGAGGTATATCATTGAGACGATTAACGATCTGCTCAAAAACAAAGCACAGCTTGTGCATTCCAGACATCGTTCGATAACGAATTTCCTGGTAAATCTGGTGGCTGTACTGGGCGCTTATTGTTTCTTTGAAAACAAACCGGATGCATTGCAAGGATACTATATTGAGGACTCAAAACAACTGGCCTTATTCTAAACTTATCCCGAACTCAGGTATAGTATTGATTTTATACTTTTATTATTTGCTATTACTCCCAAAAACATTGTAGCACTATAT